TCTGACTCCTGCACCGCTGGTTCGAGTCCAGCTACCCCAGTTAAGGGTGTGTAGCTCAGGTGGTAGAGCACTTGACTTTTAATCAAGTTGTCCGGGGTTCGAATCCCCGCACGCTCACTTTAAAAAGCACGGTTGCCAAATGGCTTAATACCGTGCTTTTCTTGTATTTATGCGGTTTTTAAGGGTATGACCTATCTAAAAATCATGCCCTTAAAAGTAACCAAAAGTATCTAAAGCTTAGGGAAGTATTTGTTCCATCCGTGTTCCAATGTTCCATTCGTGTTCCAAAAATCTAAGATACCAATTCATTTAGTTGTTCCATTTCTTGTTCCATGGGTTGTTCCACTTTTTGTTCCAGATTTAATGCATCATTTACAGCGGATATACTATCTTCTTTTTCTAACATTAAGTGGTTGTATACTTCCAGAACGACCTTTTCAGAATCTCCCACAAGCCTTGCAATCATTTTTATGCTAATCTTAGGGAACTGGTAACATAAGTTTGTGCAGTAGTTGTGACGGAAGATGTGGCTTGTTAAATCCTCAATAGGACTTTCACTGACCACCTGCATTGCTTTTATGATTCTTCCCCACATCCTGCGGAAACCAGATTTTGTCATAGGCTTGTAATCACGATTTATGAATAAGTATTTCCTGCCATCTTTTCTGAGTTGTTCTATGTAACCAGAGATTGTATCGAATACGTTATCTGGCAGTGGCAATATTCTTTCTCCGTTCTGTATGTTTTTCACTGATTTTTTCTTTGGTATGTTATCTGATATGTCGTGTGATTTGTCGATAGATACTGTATGTGCTTCTAGGTCAAAGTCTGCTTCTGTTAGTGCTAAGGCTTCTCCACATCGCAATCCACAGCCGTAAATGATATAGACATATATTTTATCCATTAAATTAAAATCTGCCTTAAAAACGGCTCTCTGTTCGTCTGGTGTCAAAGGACGTTTTTCTTTTGCTTTGTAATTTATAGATTCAAAGTTGTCAAAAATATCTGCGAATGATTGTGCGGAATAAATGCGGTCACAAACAGCAGAGTGCAGGACCTGTTTAAATGTCATAACAATTTGTTGTTGTGTCCGTGATTTGCCTTTAGCACCGTTCAGAATCAATTGTAAGTGACTTCGCTGTATATCTTGTAGCTTAACGTATTTAATGTTGTCAAAATGGACGTTAATTACATTGTCGTACATTTTATTGGTATTGTTAGCTCTGTTAGATTCTTTGTATAAGATTTTCCACTGTCTGGCATAATCAATAAATAGTATGTCACTATCAATCATTGCCTGCCGTTGGTCCCTTAGTTGCTCAAACTCCTTTACGATTCTTTCTAAATCTTTGGAGCTTTTTTTGGACCGCAGGTGTTTGTATCGTTTTTTACCGTTATCCTTGTATGTACCATCCCACACGTTGGTAGAATAGTAACCGTCTTTCCCTTTTTTAAATTTAGCTGTTGCCATTGTATCACTCCTTAGTTATAAATTAGTTAAAAATGGGTACAAAAATAACAGCCATGCAAGAGTGGTTTTTAAAAAGATTGAAAAATAACATAGATGTGTTACAATATAAATGAACTTTCTATAATTTAATATTTTATAATCCAACGATGTTATGGAAAAAAGGAGTTACCGATTCTTATTAGTCTTCACGGTAGCTCTTTTTTATACCCTTGCGTGACCGCACTGTTAATGATACAATAATAGTTGGTTAAGATTCATTAAATCAAAAACAGTGTTTTTGGAGACTGTACCACATTCGTGTGTGGTACAGTCTTTTTTTTATTGTTATTTAACTTCCCAAGATTTACCGCAGTCTTGGCAAATTGCCATTTGTTTACTGTTAATATCTGTCTTGGATGATTTCTTTTCTTTGTATTTAGATTTTTTAGGTGTTAATGCCCACAGACCGCCAGTCGCTGCGATCATACCTGCACGTCCCAGACTGTTACCTGCACGAGTCACAACACTCTTTTTACGGACCTCAGATTTTCCCTTTGTTTTAGCTGAGTCCTGCACAAACTCATATCCTATATTCAAGCTGTGACACTTAGGACAGTATGGTGCATCCAGATAAAAAATCTTATAAAAATCTTCGGCTTTTTTGCTGTCTACCTTTTTCAAAATCTCATAGTAAGCATCCCTAGACCTGTCTTTATCCGCTTTGATTTTGCTTGCATTAAAACCAAAATTACCGTTAAATTTACGCATTTCATAATCATAAGTTAACTGATTAATAGCATCATTTATATAATCCAGTTTGACAATAATATCTTCTTTTGGATTCTCTTCTGCCTTATCAAAACGGCATAAATAGAAGCTGTCTTTTGCTACATAAAGTATATGTGTTAGTGTAGAAAGAAAACCACTATCTGTATATTTACCTGCTGTGATAATTAAATCACTAGGCTCATTAACAATACCTTTTTCTATAGCAATATCAATCGTTTTTTCATCAATTTCATACTGCGGAACTTCATTATCAGCAGTAGAAACAGTAGCTAATTCTTTTAAGATTTCCTCTGTTGGGCATCCACAATTTGGACAAGCAGAAGCTTTTTCAGAGAACTCTTTCCCACATTCAGTACAAGTTATTAATGCCATGTAACATCCCTCCTCTTATAATGTATAACAAGCAACGTGACAACCACAATAGCAGGCAAAACGCAGGCTAGAACCCACGGTTTTATGCGGCTTGTAGGACTTTTTGCATAGTAGTATCACAGGCAAATCGCAGGCAAATGACAGGCAAATATCAATCAACCATGCATTTTCTTTTTTAAAAGTCCAAGAAACCACGGTTTTATGCGGTTTTCAGCACCATGCAAAAAGTTTTTGAAATTAGTGATTGACAAATCAACGTTTTTAGTGTATTTTTATTTTCTTTTATATAAATATATAGTATCTAAAGACTATAGTTATATATAACCTATATAGTATTATAATAATTAATATTTATATTTAATTAAAAAGAAAAAAATAAAACAAAAAAATTAAAGTCTTTTGAAGTTGACTAATCTTTCAGCATATCCGGTTAACGATGATAATTGATCAAGCGTATACCCCGGATGTTCGATAATCGTTTCATCTGGTATCAAAAGCTCCGCTGCGAATGTGTGAGCTTCAATTTCAGTTTTGTTTGATTGAAACTGTTTACCATAACTGAAAAAATAATAATCTTCATTGTGCATAATACTATGTGCCAATTCATGAGCGACAACAGTATCTCTTAGCTTATCATCCTCGATTCTATCGTTGATATAAATAAATTTCTTATCCCATATTTTCATGTAGCATCCTTGCAGTTCTCCTAAGTCTCCATACTGGATTGTTACGTCAAGGTAACTAGCAAGTAAATATGGATTTCTCGTACCGTATGTTTCAATCAAATCATTTACTGTATTTTTGATTTGATTTTTTCTCATACATAACCCTCCTGTTTATTTTTTTAGCATTGCAAGTGAAATCTCAATCTGTTTTAGCAATAAATCTATCGTATCGTTATTGACAGGTTTACCATCATAACGAACAGGTTTCATTGAGTCGCTTCTTAAAAGTTCTTCAAGCTCCCTGTATTTTTGCTTGAGATCGTCAGTGTTATCTTTCTCTTTTTGTTCATCCTCCTTTCCTGTCATGAGGTACTCAACAGACACACCGAAGAAGTCAGCGAGCTTTTGCAATCTCTCAACTTTTGGGGTACTGTTTTTCCATTTTGAAATTGAACCATTAGAAAAACCTAGTTGTTTTTCAAGCTTTCCTTGTGATAATCCTTTTGACTTCCTAAGGCTTTCAATTCGCTCATAAATAGTCATAGAATCTCCTTTCTAAGAAATTACAGAACTTTTTCTGTAAAAATGCTTGACAAACTAGAAAGTTTTCTGTATAGTAAAAGCATAGCACAGAAAACTTTCAGTAAAAACAGAAAGCGATCACAGAAAAAAATCTGTATTTTATGTGGTAATTTAATATTAGAATATTTTCTGCAAAAAGTCAATGGAAATACTGAATATTTTCTAAGAAATAAAGAAAGGAGAGCAAGGAATTGTATATTTATGACAAAATTAAAAAGATTTGCGAAGAAAAAGGTATGTCAATTACCTACGTTGAGAAAAAAGCAGAACTTGGGAATGGTTTAATTTCTAAATGGAATGACAGCGTACCGAGTGTTGCAAATTTGAAAAAGGTAGCAAATATCTTAGAGGTTACCGTTGATGAGCTAATAGGAGAGGAGAGCGAGTAGATGTATATACAGCCATATTACTTAGGACTGTTCGTGGGAGCTTTCGGTATTATTGCAGGAGAAATTGTAGCGGCACTGATTAGCAACTACAGAGACAAGAAAAGAAAACAGAAGATGCAGGAGAGATTCAAGGAAGAATCCGAAGAGTAAGAAAGGAGCAACCATGGAGTACCCGAAACCAGTTATGAAGATGGGAGAGCTTGTGAAAATGGGGTTCCCGAGGTCGTTTCTGGATGAAGCCTATAGAGAAAGAGGACAGGACTTTGCACAAAAAGGTCCTAAGTCCAATTCTCCTATATTTTTCGATACAGAAAGATTTGAAAAATGGAGAATAAGAAAACTAGCAAATGAGAACCAAGCAATGCAGAGAGGAGGGTTCTAAATGAAAATGGGAGCATTCATGATGGGGTGTGGACTGTTAGTCTGCGGATTAGATTTAATGCCATTCTGGTTTATGGGTACTTGCGTAGCCGCAGGACTGGCATTAATCGCACAAGAGCGTGATGGATGGAAATGAAAAAAGCACCCAGACGTGCAGGTCTAAAGTGCTTAACAAAAAATGTATAAACCGATTATAGCAAGAAAAAGGAGATATGACAATGATTATTACAAAAAAAGAGTTTAAAGATGCAGCAAGAAAAGTAATTATTGAAGCAGTGAAAGAAACTAGAGACCCACGTTTTACAGAAGAGGAAAATAAGGTAGCAGATAAAAAAATTGCAACAGGCATGACAGAGTTTTATAGCAAACTTATTGTAAAACTTTACGGACAAGATAATGAAGAATGGATATACAACAAAGAAGAAACATTTGGTAACGCAAATACAATCTTAAATGAAAGAATGGCGAATAACGATGCTATTGAAACCATTTTTGAAAATTTAGCATATACAGCAAGTGTGCTTAGACTTTTTGCAATGCTTAAAGAAAATGAGCAGGAAGAAACAGTACCAAAAGAATTTGACGTAGAAGAGATTCTGAAAGAAGCAGGGAGTGAGCAGGAATGATCGTAACAGGATACACAAACGAATATGGGACATTAATCCCAGAAGAAGATGCAACAGAATATATCTGGAAGCAGGCGAGAAACAATGAAGAAGATAAAACATGGCTACTAGAGTATATGTGGGACGTGTTTACAGGAAATCCAAAATTCAAAAAGGAATTAGAGGAACTAAAAGAAGCTCGTTTTGATGATGTATGCAGCGTGAAAGAGTGTGACGAGCAGGGAAACGTAATTCCGTATAACGGAGAATATGAACCAGAGGGGAGATAGATAACATGGGAATACATGAAAAAATGATGCACATACAAACGACATTAAAAGCACCTAAGAATCTGTACAATTCTTTTGGAAATTACAAATACAGAAACGCAGAGGGAATCCTAGAAGCGGTTAAACCGCTTCTAGCAGAAAACAAAATGTCAATGTACATAACAGATGATGTGCAGGCGGTAGGAGATCGTGTGTATGTAAAGGCTACTGTAAAGGTATGGGACACCGAAACTGGAGAATGGGTAGAAACATCAGCACTTGCAAGAGAAGCACTTAATAAAAAGGGAATGGATGATTCTCAGATAACAGGAACGGCATCATCTTATGCACGTAAGTATGCCTTAAATGGAATCTTCTTACTAGATGATACAAAAGATGCTGATACGGACGAAAATCAGAAAGAACGCAAAGCAAGAGCGGACAAGCAAGCAGACGATAACAATGCGGATGCAATCAGAGCTATGAAGATTTCAAAAATCAAGCAGGACACACTGTTAAGCTTATGTGATGAAATGGCATTTGATATTAACAAGATTCTTGCATCTTATCATCATAAGTCTATTTCAGAAATTACTGAGGGAGAATATCAGTATATCGTAGCAAACAAAGATAAAGCCAATGTAAGAAAGATTTGGAGCTGATTAGATGGAGACTAAAGCCAGAATCCATGATATATCCATTGATTTTGAAAGCGGTAAGCAGGTTATTTCCCTTGTATGTGAAAAAGACATACGAGGGGAATATGACCGACTGAAAGATAAGGAATGTAGACTTAAGGTCGTTCAGTACCGTGAGGGCAGGAGTTTAGATGCCAATGCATACTTTCATGTGTTGGTTGGGAAGATTGCAGAAGTAACGGATAACAGCAAGGTATATATAAAGAACAAACTCATAGCAGAGTACGGACAGCATGAGATTATAAACGGTTCTCTTGTATCACTTCCATTAGATAACGATATAGAAGTGTACGACCTTGAATTTTGCCACCTACAACCGACAGCCAGTACAACTACCAATAAGGCAGGTAAGTTATTCAGAATCAATCTGGTAATGCGTGGTAGCCATACATACGACACAAAGGAAATGTCTGAATTGATAAAAGGAACGGTGGAAGAAGCAAAAGAGCTTGGAATTGAGACAGCAACACCACAGGAAATCGCAGAAATGGAAGAAAGGTGGGGACTTAAGATTGAGAAAGAAAAAGTCAATCATCGTTGATGATATGGAACATTGTAAATTATGTGGAAGTCCTTATGTAGAGATACACCACTGTTTACATGGGACAGCAAACAGGAAGAAAGCTGATAAGTATAACTTAGTGATTCCGTTGTGCCACGAACACCATACAGGCGGTAAACAATCCGCACATTTAAATGCCAGATATGACCTTATGTATAAGAAGATGGCACAAAAGGCATTTGAAGAAAAGATAGGCACGAGAGAAGAGTTTATAAAGGAGTTTGGCAAGTCATGGCTGTAACATATACGATTCAAGGCAGACTGGACGGATTAAACGATTATACACGATCATGCAGGACTAACGCATATAAAGGTGCTGACTGCAAGAAAAAGAATCAAAGAATCTGTAAATACAGCATACCGTTATGGTTACGCAAAAAGAAATTGAATTTCCCAGTGATCGTTGAGATTACATGGTATGAAAAAAATAAAAGACGTGATCCAGACAATGTTGCATTTGCTAAGAAATTTGTCTTAGACAGTCTAGTAGAATCTGGAACATTCCCCGGAGACGGACAGAGGTATGTACTAGGATTTATAGACCACTTTAGAGTAGATTCGAAAAATCCAAGGATAGAAATTACTATTCATGAGGATAACGATAAATAAATGTAGGAGGGCAGTGAATGAACATAAATATAAATACAGACTGGGAATGGTATGAAAACACAAATGTATTTAGATTGTTTTACCACTGCCTACTACATACAAATTTAGAGGACAAGCGGTACTGCGGAAAAGAGATAAAGGCAGGACAATTTGTATCTTCGATAACAAGAATCAGTGCAGAGACAGGATTAACAGAATCGCAGGTCCGAACAGCACTAAAGAAACTAAAGGACACTGGGTATTTATCCACAAAAAGCACAAATAAATACACGATATACACAGTTTTCGACTACGAAAAGTACATAGATTGTGGACAAGTTGTAGAAGCAACTGCCAAGGTTGAAAATGGAACAAAAATGGAACAACCAGTGGAACGAAAAATGGAACAAACAGACAAAAACGCAAAGAAAAATTGCGAGAAATCAAAAGAAAATTGCGAGAAGTCAAACAAAAAAGCAATCAATGAATGTTTTGAAAAGCTCTGGAAACAGTACCCGAATAAACGTGGTAAGGGGCAGGTATCCGATGCAAAGAAAAAGACTCTGTATGAGATAGGAGAAGAAAAAATAGAAAGAGCCTTGAAAAGGTATCTGGATGATTTATCTAAGGACAGTAGTTGGAGAAAACCACAGAACGGAAGTACATTCTTTAATTCTGGTTACGTGGATTATCTGGACGAGAACTACGAGAAACCACCAGAACCGAAGCCACAGCGGAATCCTGCAAGTGTCTTAGAATGCGAGAGAGACTATGACTTTGATGATTTAGAAATGCAGTTACTACATAAGCAATTAGAGTAAGGAAAAAGGAGTGATGGAAAATGTATCAAATGAGTTTTTTTGGTAATGAAACAGCACTTAGAAGCCATTCCATTACCAAGCAAACCAGAAGAGAATCCCACAAAAAGATTAATAAAGAAGCAATACATATCTTGATTTTAGAACAGCTCGAATACGGAGCAATGACAGCACGAGAGATCGCAACAGTGTTGTATAAGCACAAAAAAGTGTTAGAACCGACAAGGCAGCAGGTACAACCACGGCTAACAGAGTTAGTACAGGACGGACGTATTGAGGTATGCGGTAAACGACACGACAGCCTAACAGACAGAAATGTAGCAATCTACAGAAAGGTGGCTAAAGATGGGGTATAAAAAAATAAGCAAAGATCTTAAGAGAAAAATCCTTAAAGAAGTAGAAGAAACGAAAGAGGTTACTTCTGTTGCGAAAAAATACGGAGTAGGCCCATCAAGCATATTCAAGTGGAAAAAATACGGTATCGAAGCAAAGCGGAGAGAGTACACAAAAGAGTTTCGCAAACAAGTTGTCAAAGAAAAGGTAGTTAAGAAGCTACATGTACAGGAATGTGGAGCAATTTATGGAGTACCGGGTTATCTTGTTAGATTCTGGGAAGATGAATTGGTGGAAGAAGTCAAAGAAGAGATTCGACAAAGCCGATTCAAAAAGAAGCAACACGAACGAAGATTTGTTCATGTAACATCACATTCTGGGTATTGGAAATAAAAACTAAATAATACTTTTCTGGTTTGATTCTCTGCCTAAGTAACTGTAAATAATGTTTTTTGTATTTTCAGATTTTTCATTTTTCATTTTTTATTAGGCAGAGACTCAAGCCAGAAAAGGCTTGTTGCACAGCAGGATTTTTATATACCACACGAACAATTAAATAAGAATCCTCGCAACGCATAAGCAACAAAACTCTTTAATTATTTGTTGTATAAGTCATGATTTCCCCTGCTATTAACGGCAGGGGAGAGAATGGACAGTAAAGGAGAAAGAAATGAAATTTAAATTTGAAAAAGAATTAGATTATATTGTTGGGCATTTAAGATATGGACACATCGAGGGAACTATTGAAGCAGACAGCTTAGAAGAAGCAAAAAAGAAGTTAGAGGAATATGAGAAAAAAGATTTACTCTGTGAGTTTGGAGAAGTAGTCGTTGATGATTACGAGTGTGAAGATTTCGAGAAAAGCAGCACACCGGCAAGAATTATAGAAGATGAATAAAAAGGATGTGATTTGAAATATAATGCGTTAACAAATGCAATTTACATTGATGGATGGCGTATAAAAGACCATGATCTTGAAACGGCATTAAAAAAATATCTGGAATATAAAAGGAGTTAAAATGCAAATTTATAATATAGAAACAAAAGCAATTATAAGTGGAGAAGAAATAAAAGAATTAGATGATTGCTTTATTTTGACAAACACTGACGAGAGAAATGATATGCAGACAACTATCAGATGCTTGAAACCAACATGGAACAAAGTAATTTGTAAAGAAACGTGTTTACAGCGTATTACAAGTCAGCTAAATCAACTTACACAAAACACGGTTTTAGGAGTTGATGAGTTAAGCAATAATACAGATACACTCATGATGAGAATAACATTGAAAAATGTTAAAAACAAAAGTCTATTGATATATAACAAACAAAATAAAACAACATACATTGATTGTTGGTTTATCAGTAGTAGATTTTTAGATCAAGCCATAGAAGATTATTTAACAAATAAGGAGGATTAAATATGGGAATTAAAAATCTAACAGAAGCAGAAGAAAAAGAGTTTTACAGATTGGTTGGGAAGATGAACGGAAAAGAAACAGATAAGGAACAGGGTGTAAAGGTAAGGAAACCACGACAATCAGAAGAATATTTTTGTATTAGTAATGATGGAGCTGTTATACAAAGCAGGTGGACGAATGATTCTTTAGATGAAGGAAGATGGGAATTAGGAAACGTCTTTTTCACAGAAGAGTCAGCGTGGCTTGCCAGAGAAAAAAGAAAAGTAGAAGTTGAACTTGAACGATATGCAAAGGAACACAATGACCCAACACTCGAAGCTAGTTATTTCATTTTGTATGATGAATACAATGAAGAACTTGATTATGATGTGTGGGCCGATTGCAGACCACAGGGGGCGGTGGTATTCGCATCAAAACAACTTGTATTTGATGCAATCGAGTCAATAGGAAGAGACAGAATCATTAAATACATCTTTGGGGTAGAAAGTGTGGGAGAGGAATGAATTTTACAAAAGCGTTCGCAGTATTTATGCAAATTGATTCAAAGGAGTTTACGGAAGATGAAAAATATGAAGCAATACAGCAGGTGTTAGATGCAGCGACAATAAACAGTATCACAAAAAAGCAGGTGTTAAATGTAGTGTCATGGTTGTTCAATAAGCAACAAAAATATAGATGGCACGACTTAAGAGATAATCCGAATGACCTGCCAGAAGATAATAAACAAGTTTTAGTTTCTATAAAAGATGGGTGCATTCACAGAACATGGCATGACTCTCACGGATGGAGAAACCGTAACAGTAAAATTAGATATTATAGCGATAAAAGTGTTTTGGCATGGCGAGAGATTGAACAATTTGAAAGCGAGGAAGAAGATGAAAATTAATGCAAAACAACCAAGTATTAAAACATACACATTAAGTCACTTCAAAATTGGAGAGGTGTGTATGGGTGTGAGAGATGAACATTATTATCTTGTAGTTAAATCAGAAAAAGAAAAGAAACAGCTTGTTGATTTAACAGAAAACGAGATTATAAGAGATGCAGGATACATGAGATTTATACCTGCGACAGCAGAACTTAATATCAAGGATGTGGGGTAAAAGAAAAATGCCAGTAGCAAGATGTAAATATTGTAATAATTGGTTATTCAATGAAGACGTTGGAAGAGAGTATATACAAATAAATTCAGATATGAAAATACAAAGCAAATTCATTTGTCTTAAATGTGAAATGGAGTTAAGAAAAGAAGATTTCTTTGAACCGTACAGAAGCATGATGAAGTAAAGGAGAAAAAGCAATGAAAATAGTTGATATCAACACATTAAAAGGTTCAGACAGACACGGCAGTTGTATAGAGTGCGAAAAAGATTTTGCAGAAGATAAAGGAATGAAAAGAATCATTTTCGGAACAGATCAGAAGCGTACCATCTTCTTATGTGACAAATGTTACCATGATTTATTAAAAGAAATGACCATACTGTGGAAGTGATCGTGGAATGTTTGCAAAGTTTAAAGCCAATGGAACTGACACATATAGCTTTGATGGAAAAATGGAAAGCAGTGAAGTCATGGATTACTTTAGTTATAACAAAACAATGAGATGTATGGACTACAGCAAACGTATTATGAGCTACGAAGAATTTAAACGTGATTATTATGTTGAAGATTAGAAACATGATGAAGTAAAGGAGTATCAATGGACTTAGAACAAAAAGCAATAGAAAGAATCAAAACAGCATCAGAAATGAGTCTTGAGTATTACAAACAACCACTTATCTGTACATACAGCGGTGGTAAGGATTCAGATGTATTATTAGAGCTATTCAAACGTTCTGGAGTTCCTTTTGAAGTACAGCACAGTCACACCACAGCGGATGCACCACAAACAGTGTGGCACGTCCGTGACAATTTCAAGAAATTGGAAGAGGGGGGGATAAAGTGCAGTATTAACTATCCAAGGAATCCAGACGGAACCAGAATAACAATGTGGAATCTTATCCCTAAGAAACTTATACCGCCTACACGGCTTGTAAGATATTGTTGTCAAGAACTTAAGGAAAATAACAGCAATGGAAGATATATTGCAACAGGTGTTAGGTGGGACGAAAGCACAAAACGAAAAAATATGAGGGATGAGTTCGAAAGAATCGGAAGTAGTAAAAAGACAGCAGAAAAATTCAATACAGTAATGCTTAGCAATGATAATGATTCCAAAAGAAGAATCACGGAATTGTGCATGCAGAAAGCAAAAATGACTGTAAATCCCATTGTTGATTGGAAAGAGGAAGATATATGGAATTACATAGATCAAGAACATATATGTACTAATGAACTGTATCAATGTGGATATAAAAGAGTTGGATGCATCGGTTGCCCAATGGCAGGCAGAAAAGGAAGATTAAAGGAATTTTACGACTTTCCAACATTCAAACTAAATTATACAAGAGCATTTGACAGGATGTTAGAAGCAAGAAAAGCAAAGAATCTTCCTACGAGGTGGGAATCTGGAGAAGAAGTGTTCCTGTGGTGGATAGAAGATAAGAATGTTGCAGGGCAAAGAGAATTTAAGGTAGCAGAAAACGGACAACTTATGTGGTAAAGGAGAAAATAAATGAGTTATTCATGGTCAACAGAAGAATATAGCGATCATTACAGCACAGATTTTGACACAATAGAAGAATGTATCAAAGAAGCTAAAGACATGGGATACAAAGCAGGTACAACTATCTGGATTGGAAAAGTAGAAGAAGTGGATATAAGACGGGTAGACCTAACAAGCATACTAGAAGATTTACACAGTGCTGTATATGATGATGTAAGACTCGAAAGGCCTTTAATAAAAAGGCTACCAATCGAAGACCTAGACACGACAGCAGCTATTGACGGGTGGGAAGTTGTAAAGGAACTTTAAAAATGAAATATAGAACAAAAAAGGCTTGTTTGGATTGCGGCAAGCCTTTCTACGGTAGTACAGATAAGTTGTATTGCGACGAATGCACAAAAAAAAGAAAATCTAATGTGATGAGGATTAGGGTGTGTAGGATGTGTGGCAAAGAATTTCTTGGAGGCCCTCGAGCTTTTTATTGTCCAGATTGTAGAATTATACGAACCAAAGAAGCACAAAAAAGATTTAGGCAAGGAAAGACCGCTAAAAGGAAGCTTGGGAGTGTCGATAAGTGCGAGCTATGCGGAAACGAATATATTGTAATGGCAGGGCGGCAAAAATATTGTTCTGAAAAATGCCAGCACGAAGCAGGCTTATTATTGCAAAAAGAATATAAAAGTGCTTATAATAAAGAGACAGAACAGACAAAAAAGAAATTGGAAAAGAACAGCAAAAAACAAAAAATTTGCGAATACTGCGGTAAAAAATTCCAATCCAAAGTTGCAAGTAACACTTGTAGTGATTACTGCCGGCACAAACAAGCGCAGATCAGAAACGCAAGGGCGCGGATTAATCGGGGCGAGAAAACAAATCTTGATACCTTGTTAAAAGAAAGAGAAGAGTATAGAAACAAAGTAAACGATAATAAAGGAGGTACGCGGATGAATGTAAAAAACCAGTACGGGAAAGAAGTAAATTTTGACGAAGCACTAAAATTAATGGATGCAGATTTAAGAGAAAATGTAGCGTATGAATTGAGCCTTTCGTCTGATCAAGAATTTTTTGACAAGTACGCCGAGGCACATAAGAAAAAATTCGGGACCACTTGGGAACCAGATCGAGAATAAAAAGAGTGTAAACAAAGGCACCTCCCACTATGGTATAATTATCTTAGATAATAACCATAGTGGGAGGTGCCTTTTTTGATTAATAACAAACTAAAGAATTGCTGTAACGATTGCGTACATTGCGAGATCGTGACAGAGACAAAGAGAAGAGCAATCCCAGAGAACAAAACAGAAGTGGTACTGGTAAATATAAAGTGTAGTCATATGTGTGTATGCAGTAAGTACCAGAAAGAGGTGCAGGATGGAAGATAGAAGTATATGCTGTGCTGAATGTATGTATCTACTAGGAAGTGATACAAAGAACTACTATATGTGTGACGTAGGCAAGTATGACAGAATAGACAACGCATATCTATGCACCTGCGACAAATATAAAAGCAGGAATCCAAGTACAAAAGAATATAAGAGATAAATAACAGATCGTTAGAGGTGGTAAATTTCGTTGCAACCACGCACCCTATGGGTTAAAAGAGATGTGACGCTTGCCTAACGGTCTGTTTAAATATATATAAACCTAGAAAGGATGTGAGAAGATGAATCTAAATAGAATTATGAGAAAACTACAAAGAGCAATAGTATCAAATGGATTTGTAATAAGCTTAGACACAACACAATTCTATTCAGAGGATCAGAAACGAATGATAACAATGTACATCCTGTCTATAAAAGCATATGAGAATACAAGAAAAGGTTGGAGAGATACCAAGTACGAGATACTAAGAACCGCTTCACAAGTGGACATAATTAAATGCCTGTCTGACATATGGGCAAGTATAAGAGAAAGGAATGGGCAAATAAATGCGGAATGAACTTACACAGAAGCAAAGAACATTTGCTCATGCATGGATTAAAAACGGTGGAAATGATTATCAAGCCGCTATCGAAGCAGGATACTCCCCTGCAACAGCGAAGAACGCAAAAAAGAACATTATTGAAAAACATGGAGTAAAAGAATATATAGCAGAACTACAAGCCAAAACAGACAAAGAAAATGGCTATGATATTATGAGTCTTGCAGACATACAGCGGAGACGGTCAATGATCGCCACTGGTGCGTTGCAAGATTCTTTTGGATTTACCCCAGATTTCCCAGACCAGTTAAAAGCCATGAACGACTTAGAAAAGGCTTTAACGGTGCAGGCAAAGGAAGAGGAAGAGAAGAAAGCAAGAGAAGAGGCATTAAGGAATAAGACATATCACATGGACCTTGATATAATCCCCGATGTATTTCATCCGATGATTCGAGATGTACGAAACCATGGGCATACGGAATATGTATTGCCGGGAGGACGTGGCTCTGGTAAATCCTCAACAATCCCCAATATCATTACAGAGCTAATGAGAAACAACCATGACATCCATTGCCTTGTTGTGAGAAAAGTATATAACACTGTAAAGGATTCTGTATATGCTAAAACCAAATGGGCAATAACAAAGCAGGAGTTCTCGGAAAAAGATTATAAATATACAAGCTCTCCTTATGAAATTACGATGAGAGACACAGGACAAAAGATATTCTTTCGTGGTGCTGATGATAAAGAAAAAATCAAGTCAATAGCACCAGATTTTGGATATATAGCGATTGTGTGGTTTGAAGAATTAGACCAGTTCGCAGGACCCGAAGAGATAAGAAGTATAGAGCAGTCTGCCATACGTGGTGGAGATTTAGCATGGATATTTAAGAGCTTTAACCCACCGAAGAGTGCTAACAACTGGGCAAATCAGTATTTGCAAGAGCCAAAGGAAAACAGGCTCATTACAAGAAGTACATATCTGGACGTGCCGAAAGAGTGGCTAGGACAGCCGTTTATTGACGAAGCGGAACACCTAAAAGAAATCAGACCAGAGGCATACGAGCATGAATACATGGGCATTGCTAACGGTAACGGTGGGGCAGTATTTGAGTATGTAGAAGTAAGAGAGATTACAGACAAAGAAATAGCACAGATGGACCGCATCTACCAAGGTGTCGACTGGGGATGGTATCCAGATAAGTACGCATTTACGAGGACATACTACGATGCGGCAAGGGAAACGATCTATTTAATAGATGAGCATTGCGTAAATAAGCGATCGAATGAGCAGACAGCCGACTGGATAAAGAAAAAAGGCTATAACGATTATGCAATCATTTGTGATAGTGCAGAGCCTAAATCAGTAGAGGACTACAGAAACTTAGGTCTTGTGGCACAGGCAGCAGTTAAAGGACCAGGGTCGGTTGAATACGGTATGAAGTGGCTACAACGTAGGAAGATTGTGATTGACCCACGGAGAACACCATACACATATAAAGAAATTACAACGTATGAGTATGACAGAGACAAAGACGGTAACATAATAAGCGGATACCCAGACAGAGACAATCATGCTATTGACTCACTTAGATATGCATACAACAGAGTGATTATGAGGAGAGGAGAGAACGCATAATGATGATAAATCTAAAAGATGTAACTTGTATACAAATTGGAAATGTAATGTTAGGTATCGAGAATATAGAAAAAATATCTATCCATGATGGTGGGGTTTGGCTTACGATTAATGGCGATTTGATACAAGGAGATATAGAAACAAAAATCGGAAACGTTAAACTGATAGCGGTGGAATAGATGGGTATAATAAGCAGAATGAAAGAGATATTAAGTACCCTTTTTAGGCAAAGGGCAAGAGACGAATTTAAGATTGATACTGTTACCAGTCCAGAGATGCAGAGAGCTATAGAAAAATGTGCATACATCTATAAGGGCAGTCCGTACTGGTTAGACAAGGACGAGCATATAAAGACTATCAACTTTGCAAAAGCTGTATGCAGTGAGACAGCACGCCTTGCTACACTTGCAATAGGAATAGAGATAGATGGCAGTGCAAGAGCTAATTGGTTGCAGGAGCAGATAGACAAGGAACTGGAACAGGTACGGCACCATGTAGAATACGGCTGCGCATACGGTACAGTTGTATTAAAGCCTAACGGTGCAAGTGTGGACTTGATTACACCAGAGAACTTTATAGTAACAGACGAAAGCAACGGAGAAATTCAAGGAATTGTGTTTGTACATCGTGAAATTTCCAGTGATGGCAGGACGTATTACACCAAACTAGAATATCATAGGTACATCGAGGACGTGTATCAGATTACAAATCGTTGCTATGCTTCTAAGGATGCCAACGATACAGGAAAGCCAATTGACATAGACGAGACACCTTGGAGGGGAGAACTAGAGGATGTAGGACTTACAAACCTAAATGGACAACGCCTGTATGCAGTTCTTAGGACACCGCAGGCGAATAACGTAGACCTGCATTGCAGTTTAGGATTGCCTATCTTTTACGAAGCAATAGAGGAGCTAAAAGACCTCGACACTGCATACAGTAGGAACGCAACAGAGATATTCGACAGTAGACGTATGGTGCTGATTGATTCTGATAGGTTAATGGAAAGTGGTACACCTGTGAAAGATACGCAGGCAGGCGTTGAACGAAGCAAGAAGCGTTTGAAATTGCCAGAATACGTTAAAAATGTAAATGGTACTGGTTTAGATGGCTTCTATCAAGAGGTAAATCCATCACTGAATACAGATACACGATTGACAGGAATCAATGCCCTACTGTCACAGATTGGGTATAAATGCGGATTCTCTAACGGATACTTTGTGTTTAATGAAACGACAGGGATTCAGACAGCTACAGGCGTAGAAGCAGAGCAACAGAGAACAATACAGTTTATCAAGGACGTTAGGGACAAGCTACAGTTCTGCATGGATGATTTGATTGCAGCACTTAATATCTTTGCTGATCTGTACCAATTAGCACCAAGTGGACCGTATGAGACTTACTATGACTTTGGAGACATAACATACAATGAGGACGAGGACCGTTCTCGTTGGTATAGCTATGTTGTAAGCGGTAAGATTCCTTTCTGGTACTATTTAACAAAATTTGAGGGATTTAGCGAAGAAGATGCAAAAGCATTAGAAGCAGAAGCGCAGCCAAAAGAACCAGACTTGTTCGGTGCAGGAGATGAAGAATAATGCTAACGCCAGATTACTTATGGTATGTGCCAGAAAAGGCAGAGAAGCAGGCGGAAGAACTGCATAACAAAATTGTATCTGTGATTATCGAACGAATGATGATAAGGCTAGGACGTGGCGAAGATTACCTTTTTACGCCTATCGACAAGTGGCAGATGGATGTATTGCAGGATGCAGGGTATATCTTGCAGGCGGTACAGAAAGAGATTGCACAAACAACAAAGATAGGCATTGATACAATCGCACAAACCATGAAAGAAGCAGGTATAAAGGCTATAGAATGGGATGATGCAGTGTATAAAAAAGCAGGTCTTGAACCAAAACCACTCGGGGAAAGTCCTTATCTACAACGATTATTGCAGAGGAATTACGAAAAGACAAAGGGAGAGATGCATAACTACACTGGTACGATGCCGAACGCCTGCCATGATAATTACATAGATGCAGTGGACAAGGCATACAACCAAACTGCAAGCGGTACAACGAGCTACACAGAAGCGGTCAAAGAAGCTGTTAACGACATTATAGACAAGGGTGCAGACGTAACATACCCTAGTGGACGTAGAGACAGTATAGAGACAGCTACAGCGAGAGCGGTCCGTACTGGTGTAAGCCAGATGGCAGCAGATATTACAGACGCACGTATGGACGAGATGGATTGGGATATCATCCTAACATCTGCCCATCTGGGAGCCAGAATTGGGAACGGTGGGGACAATTTAACCAATCATTTCTGGTGGCAAGGCAAGTTTTACAGCAAAAGCGGTAATGACCCAAGATTTCCGCCTTTTTCGGTCTGCGGTATGGGAAACGTGCAGGGAATCCATGGGGCAAACTGCCGACACTCACACGGACCGGGGGATGGAATAAACAATCCGTTCGAGGACTATGACAGCGAAGAGAACCGCAAGGAATACGAGAAGAGAAAACGCCAGAGAGAGCTTGAAAGACGTATCAGAAAGACGAAACGGCAGTTAATCGGCATGAAAACGGCTGTGGATAATGCAAAGGACGAAGTCTTAAAGCATGAGCTTGATATGGAATATCAGAAAAAGGCTGCACTATTGCAAAAACAGAATCAAGCTTATAAAGATTACTGCAAGCAGAACAATCTCAAGACACAAAACGAAAGACTCAACACCGCAGGATGGGACAGAAGTCAATCATCATCTGCTAGAGGTGCAGCGACTAGGTATAATAACGCACGAGGTAAATAATTTGGAAACTATTAATCAATTCATGGTTGCGTGTGGGTGGATTATAACCATTGGTGGAGCTGTAGGCGTATTGTATAAAGCCTATAAGCATTACAAGAAGCCTACGGACGATTTAGAACAACGTATAACGTCAATAGAGACAGACATCAAAGACATTAAGCAGAAGCTTAACAGTGACTACAACGCAATTAACAGCCAACAGGACGATGTTAATTTAGTCATGAAAAGTATGTTTAATCTGATTGAGAACAAAATCACAGGGAACAACATCGAGGGTCTAAAAAAAACCAGAGACGAGTTAATAAACGCACTGACAACGCACGAGAAATAAAGGAGAACCAAAATGGGAAGTAGAGAATATTTAGCGGTATGCAAAGCAAAGATTGTTGATTATGTGAACGGACATATGGACAAGACAGACAACAATCATATTACAATGAATGACGTGTATGTTGTTTGGTATTCCAAAACATTACAGAACCACAAAGCACTGTTAAGCACGACATTATCTGATGGCATGTATTATGAAATGACATTCAACGGAGATGAAAGCGAGCTGTACATGGACGCTTACAAGAAGTGGGAAAATGTCAAGTTTGAGATGTAAAGGAGAATAAGAATGATAATTGACGGTATAAATTTTAAAGAGTTAAATATCACAAAAGATGGAGAACTGATTGCATCAATTACAGATGGAAAAGATGGAATCGTACACAAGGACGGCTATAGAGTACAACTTGTAGTGGAAGATGTCGGCATGTCGTTTGCAGAAGCATTTAAAAGAATGAAAGCAGGACACAAAGTAAAACTTCCATCATGGGGTGGTTTCTGGTACTGGGATACAGAAAAAGAAACTATCATGATGCAGTGCAGAGATAAAGACAACGGAGAAAAGGGAGACTTATTAGATATTAGAGATACAAAAATGGTGGAATACACACTAAACAATATCTTATCTAATGAATGGTTGATTGCAGAATAAGGAGTAAAAGTATGGCTAAATACGTAAAGAAACCTGTTGAGATAGAAGCGATCACGTTTGATGAGTTTATGAGAATCGGAGCAGAGAACGCTGATACTGTGGTTAACGGTCTGCCTGTTAAGTTTACATATAATGGTTATGTCATTAGACAATATGACAGCAATTCTTATATCATTCCGACACTAGAGGGAGATTTCCTCATGACAAAAGATGATATGCTTATTACTGGCGTAAACGGAGAAATCTATCCATGTAAGAAAGAAATTTTTGAAAAAACTTATGAAAAGTGTATTGAAAAATCCATAGTATAGCATTTACAATAATACTTGTAACAAATAATAGTTGTTGTTGAATAAATCATTTTTTTACTTGCTAGTATGTGATTTGTTTCGAAGATTTTTCATGTTACAACCCTTTTTCTTATTGATTTTATAAAGTATAATACGGCAGGACTTCTCACGAGGTCCGTGGAAACATAGTTCAGTTGGTTAGAGCATCCACCTCATAAGTGGACAGTCACAGGTTCGAGTCCTGTTGTTTCCATTAGCCACAAAAAGTGGCGATCAATAGCATTTATTTTCTGACCCTTTATTGGTAGAGCTGTAATTTTTTTCATACTCCTCCAAAAAACGTTGAAGCATCATGTTGTCGCATGGTGCTTTTTTCGTGAAAAAAATTAGAAAAATGAGTAGAAAAAAAGAGTCTCCATATCTTACAATAAAAGAGTAGATTGTTTGATGCTCATGTGATTCAATCAACTAACCTCCTTCCACAAGTTTTAAGAGAGAGTTAGAGGCTCAAGAGTGGTTCAAGTCCACTCTTCTCTTTTACCTTGGCTTAGGTTTATAAGCCTTAATCCATTACCGCAGACGAGCGGTATACAAATATCGTAGGAGGATATATATGCAGAATTACGAAAAGATTTTAGAAGAATTAGGAATCGAAATCCTAGAAGATAAAAAAGCGGATTTAAAAAAGAAAATGTCTGAAAACTATAAGACTGTAGCTGACTACAATAAGCAGGTAGAGAAAAAAGATGAATACAAAACATCTTTAGACGAAGTGCAGTCTAAATTAGCCGACTTAGAGAAAGAAGATGTTGACGGCCTTAAGACTAAGATTACAACATTAACGCAGGAACTTGCAGATGAAAAAGAAGCAAGAGCAAAAGAAGCTAAACAGACAGAGTTAAGAGACAAAGTAAAAGATTTCTTATCTGATAAAAAATTTGTAAATGCAATCACAGAAGACTCTATCCGTTCCCAGATGATTCAGAAATTAGAAGAAGAGAATGGGAAAAATGCAGAAGATGTATTTAAAGAACTTACTACTAAAGATGGGAAACCAATTGAGAACATCTTGGTTGATGAAAAGAAAGTACCAGATGTTAAAATCCCAAGCTTTACAACTAAGTTCAACAGCGGAGAGCAGAAAAAGGGAACACAGAAGTTAAGGGAAATGTCTTTAGACGACAGAATGAAGCTTAAGGCAGAGGACCCAGACTACTATGCAACCTTATTAAACGACAGATAGATAATACCGACTCACAATATGGAAGTGAGCCGCTAACCTAAAATCCCTTAATAGTTGTAGGTAGATGGGACAAAGATAAGTCCTTATCTATTCTTATTTAGGGTAGAAAGGACTTTTTTTATGCCAAGAACAGGAAGATTTGGCGGTTTTGATTTTGACCCAGAGGTTTTTTCTGAGTTTATGTCAGAAAACCCAACATGGAACGATGCAATTATTGCATCTGGTGTGTTAGCACAGGACAATACAATCATGGATTTAATCGGAGAAAAAGGAAATATCGCAACAATTCCATTCTATACACCGATTGATGAACAGGACTCACAGGCTTTAAACAACGATGGAGAAACAGATAATACGCCTGTTGAAATTACAGGAAAGAAACAGACTTGCATGTTAATTCAGAGAATGAAAGCTTGGAAAGCAAAAGACTTTACAAAAGAGTTAACAGGTGCCGACCCTATGACTCATGTTGCAAACTCTGTTGCAAGCTTTTATAAGCAGGTAAGAACACGTGACTTAATGGCTACAGTTGATGCAGTTTTAAGTCTGTCTGGTATGGAAAACCATATTACAGACTTATCTTTAACTGGCGAGGGTACTGTTGGAGATGTAAACAAAATTGACGATACAACACTTATCTTTGCACAGCAGAAAGCTTTAGGAGATTCCGCTGACAAGATGGGATTACTTGTATTAAACTCTTACATTTATGCAAAGTACAAAGCAATGGGACTTGTTGACTACAACAAATACACTATTGCTAACGCAGTAGAAAGAGAAGTAAATCTTCCTACAATCGGTGGATTTATCCCACTGGTAACAGACAGATTTACAGTTGATACAGCAGGAACAAACCCAGTATACAAAACTTATATGCTTGGTACAGGCTCAGTATTGACTTGTGATAAGACAAACTATGAAAATCCTTATTATACAGACTATGACCCAGAAACATCTGCCGGTATCGAAAAGCTGTATACAAAACAGGGTTATGTATTACATCCTAACGGATTTTCTATTAATTCTAACAAGATCGCAAAAGAGTCTCCTACAAATGCAGAGTTAGGAGCTAAAGCAAACTGGTCTTTAGCATTTAACCAGAAGAATATCCGCATGGGTGTTATTAAATCCAACGGATAAAAAGGAGTGATTTCATGGCAAATTATGTTGACTATGAATATTACAAAACCTTTTTTGGAGAGAAAGCAATCCCAGAAGCAGACTTTAATCGTCTGGTCTGGGATTCTTGCAAGAAGATAGATAATGCCACAACAGGCGTGGACAATGTCAAAAAGCTTAAGATTGCTTTTCCAACAGATGAAGATGATGCAGAAGCAGTTAAAAGATGTGTTTGCGAACTTCTGTCAATCACATATAAGATTGAACAGGCAGAAACGAGAGTTGAAGCATCACAGGGTTATATCACATTAGAAGATGGAACTGTGATGAGTAAGCAGGTAGCATCTAAGAGTGCAGGAAACGAGAGTATAAGTTATGTGACTTCTAATAACGCAGGTACGGCTACATTGATAGATAAGTGTCTAGCGGATAAAGAAGCACAAAAGCAGTTATACTCTGACACAATAAGAGACTACTTATCGGGTGTCACAGATGCCAACGGAGTTAATTTGCTGTATATGGGAATGTACCCAACGGAGTATTTATGAAAGATTGTAAAGTAAATGTTTTAGGAACTACATATAAAATCAGATTCAGACACGAGAACGAAGATGAAAAACTACAAGAATTGTCTGGTTATTGCGATTATTCAAATAAAACAATAGTCGTTGCAATTCTTGAAAAAAGTGTTGATTCTGTGGATAACATTGAATCGGTTCAAAAAAGTGTGCTTAGGCATGAGATTATGCACGCTTTCTTATACGAAAGTGGTTTAGATGGACAGTCCTGCAACACAGATTGTTGGGCAAATAACGAAGAGATGATTGACTGGTTTGCTTTACAGTCTAAAAAGATTTTTAAAGTTTTTAAAAGAGCAGGTGCATTATAAGCGGAGGGATACGATGTATAACGACACAATTACACTTTTCAATAGATATGAGAGTAAGCAGGGCGATACATGGTATCCCTCCGTTTTGCATAATTGCAATCTTAACATGGATAAAGCAAGCATCATTGCAAAATATGGCTCTGACTCACAGGACAATGCTGTATTAAACGTGCAGTATAGCCTAAAAGACGGTCAAAAGATGGTAGGGAGTAAATTATGGCTACCACCTAAAGAATGGTCTAAACAGGCAAATGATAAGTTACCACAGGCACTTACATTTAGTTCTAAGGCTAATGGTTTTGACTTCTTTATTGTTAGAGAATGGGAAAATGAAGAACCGATTGCAGACGATGATTATATAGACGGTTTTTACGAAGAGATGAAACTTAAGTATGATTATGTCTTTGCGATCACTGGCAGTGCTTTTTATGATATTATTCCGCATTTTGAAGTTATGGCGAAGTAGGTGGTTACATGGCTAAAAAGAAATTAGGAAATGTCAATATAAATACATCTAACATGATTGCGAATATCAGCCTTGAAAGATTTGACGACCAGATACAGCATGCTCAGTTTTGGCTAGATAGTCAAATTATGACCGATATGGTTCCTTATATGCCACATGAAACAGGTACATTCATTAACGTAACGAGAGCAAAAAGTGCTTCTCTTGCAGGTACTGGAATGGTATGTGCAGGCACTGGACCGATGGGACGTTTCTTATACTACGGTAAAGGTATGGTTGATGAACTAACAGGTTCTCCATGGGCAAGAAAAGGGGCAAGAAAGGTTCTTGTTTCTGAATTTGCAGGACAAACCAATGCAAAAGAAGACCTGTCCTATTCCAATCCTAAAGCTACTCCAAAATGGTTTGAAACAGCAAAGAAGAATCATGGTAAAGCATGGGTTACTCATGTTAAGAAGCAGGCAGGGGGAAGCTAATGGCAGAAGAAAAGAAAGCAGTCAAGTACGACATTGATGGTTTTGATGTGATCACAACAGCATTGCAGGAACTGGTAAATCAATTCCCAGAATTAAGAGAGGGAGACGAAATTGCATTTTCTACATTAGATGATGCAAGCGGAAAAGCAATGTTCCCAGTAAGCGGTGCAGTGATCGAATCAGAAAAAGAAAGTATCACAGGACACGTCACACAGGTATGTCTGTATCCATTTTGCGTGATATGTCGTGCAAGTGGTACAAAACCAAAGAGGAAAGCAGACATTAAGGAGTGGTTGGACAACCTTGGCAAATGGTTAGAAAAACAAACAATCACGATTAAAAACAATACATATAAGCTAGAAGAATATCCGATTCTGACAGGCAATCGAAAGTTTTTAACGATTGACAGACAGACACCTGCATATTTGGACAGCACAAACGAAAACAAGTCTGAGAATTGGGCAATCAACATTTCTGCCCGATACCAAAATGACTTTGATAGATAGATAACACATTAACTGGTCTGCATTATGGAGCAGATCACTAACCTTGAAAAGATAAAGGAGAATCAAAATGGCAGTTACAACAGGTAAAATTGCACGTAAATATATGGCTCATTTCTTAGATTCTGGTTCACTTTGTGGCGGAACATCTGGTTATGAACGTCTGGGAAAAGACTTAGAAGAGTACAATGTCGAATTGAATCCAGACACAGAAACATCTAAAAATATCATCGGAGAATCAACATTTAAGCATAACGGATATGAAGTATCTTCTGAAGCTGACCCTTATTATGCAGAGGCTGACTCTGTATTATCACAGAAATTGCAGGAAATTGTTGATAATCGTTACACAGACGACAACTTAAAGACAAACGCCGTAGAAGTGCATATGTGGAAAGAAGCTACAAGTGGAGCTTATGAAGCATATCAGCAGGAATGTTATGTAACACCTACATCATACGGTGGGGATACATCTGGTTATCAGATTCCATTTACCGTCAATTATGTTGGAGAACGTACAAAAGGTACTTACAACGTTGAAACAGGTAAATTTACAGCAGCTACAAGTTCAGTAAATGCATCAAGCACAGGGAAATAGGGGTTAAGCAATGGAAGAATTAAGAAGAAAAGTCAAAACTGGTGCCTTAAATGTGGTACTGACCAATGAAGATGATGCAGAGATTGGAAGATTTTCTTTCAATCCTGTTGATTTAAATATCATTAGAAGATACGAAGAGGTAGTTGCAAATCTTGAAAAGATGGAAGTACCAGAAGATGCAACAGAAAAAGATATTCTGGAATTATCCGACAGATTAGAAGAACAGATTGATTACTTACTCAACTCTAAAGCTTCTAAATCTGTTTTTGCTATCTGCAATCCGCTGACATTAACAGAAAGTGGAGATTTCTTTATTGAGAATATCATCGTTGAGATTGCGGACGTTATTGAGCAGGTAACAGACCAGAGAATCAAAAAGAAACAGGCGAAAATTAAAAGGGCAACGTCTAAATATCACAAATAATGGAAGTTTGGGAACTTCCTACATCCATAGTAGTTGGTGGCATTAAGTACGATATTCGTACAGATTTTCGAGCAATTCTGGATATATTAAAGACTTTTAATGATCCAGAGTTTGAAAACGATGAAAAGTGGATTGTTTGCCTTACCATTTTATACGTTGATTTTGGAAATATGCCACCACAAGACTATGAAGAAGCTATTGAAAAAGCCATCGAATTTATTGACATGGGTATCAAAGATGATGGGAAGAAGCAACCTCATGTGATGGATTGGGAACATGATGCACCAGTTATCATCCCATCTGTTAACCGTGTACTTGGAAAAGAAATACGAGCTATGCAGTATTTACATTGGTGGACTTTTTTAGGAGCTTACATGGAAATTGGGGAGTCTTTGTTTTCGCAGATTCTTAGTGTTCGCATGAAGAAAGCCAAAGGAAAGAAACTGGAAGATTGGGAAAGAGAGTTCTACAAAGAAAATAAAACGCTTATTGACCTAGATGTTAAATATTCCGAAGAGGAATTAGAAGAACAGAAACGTTTGAACGATTTACTGAATGGGAAAGGGGCGTGATTGAATGGCTACACAAAAAGCGGATGGAAGTATTTATATCAAAACAGAGATTGATACAACCGAAGCAAAAGCAAGTGTGAAAGAAATCGCATCCCTTTTAAAACGTTTATCCAATCAAGTGAAAACCATTGGGAAATCAATGGAAAAAGCCATGAGTGGCGGTATAAAAGCACCAGATACAAAAGGTATGGATGTTGTCGAAGAAAAAGCAAAGACCGTGGCTGAGGAACTGGAAAAGACCACACAGGCAGAAAAGAAACTTGATAACATCGACATTAAAACGACTGCACTTGATACGTTAGATAAAGCGATAGAAACCACAGGACAGAAACTTGCAGAGTTGGAAAAAGCACAGATGGATGTATTCAACAGAAATCAGAGTGCAACTTCTTCCCCTGCATTTCAAGCAATGGAAAGTGCAGCGGCTAAACTAGATCAGCAATATGAAGAACTTCTTGCAAAGAAAAAGCAGTTAGAGGCACCGACAGCGAGTACAGACAGTGGTCTACCTAAAAGTGCAAAGCTTACTGGTGGAACAGGTCTTGCAAGCGAAGAGAGTGCAAAAGCATTACAAAGATTAAATGCAGAAATCACAGGTACAGAAACGAGTATTGAATCCTTAAACACCGATTTAGGACAAACAACACAATTGCAGGATGAAATCAGCAATTCAAATATCAAGACAACAGCATATCAGATTCTTGAAGATTCCTTGCAACGTCTTGATGCACAATTTGAACAGGTAGCAACAGCACAGCAAGAAATCTTTGCAAGAAATCAGAACGCAACTTCTTCCCCTGCATTTTTGGCATTAGAGAGTGCGGCAGAGAAGTTGGGCAGGCAGTATGATTCATTGATCGCTAAGAAACGGCAGTTAGAAAGCGGTGGTGGGGCAGTACAAACACCTGCGATCAAGACAGCACCTATGACTGGTGCATATTCCGCCACAGCATCTAGTGCTAGTCAAAAGGCTTTGGATGCCTTAAACAAAGAGATATTACAGACTGATGCAAAAGAAAAAGGGCTTGTTAATACAAATAGCAAGCTTGGTTCATCGTTCAAGAATGTCAGTCAGTCAGCCGACAGTGCTAAGACTAAAACAGGCGGTATTTCATCTATTTTTAGCAGAATGGGTGGAGTAGTATCTGGACTTGGAAAACGTCTTGCAGGACTGGCACAGAACTTCACAAGCACTACAAACAGTGCTAACAATGCAAGATTTTCAATCGGTCGAATGGTTGGAATGAGTATCTTATATTCTACTGTTTTTGGTATGATTTCTAAAGTAAATAGTGGAATCATGACAGGTATAAATAACCTTGCTCAATATTCGTCTGCTACTAATGCTTCGATATCTTCTATGATGTCGGCATTAACACAGCTACAGAACAGTTTAGCAACAGCATTTGCACCAATACTGTCTGTAGTAGCACCTATATTAACGGCATTTATAAATATGCTGTCAAGAGCGATTACTTATGTAGGTATGTTCATAGCAGCACTGACAGGACAGAAATCTTTTACAAAAGCAAAAGCTGTACAAGAAGATTATGCTGCATCGTTGCAAAAGACTTCTAAGAGTTCTAATAGTGCAGCGAAGTCTACAAAGAAAAACGCAAATGCAACAAAAAAAGCAAATAAAGAGATGCAGACATATCTTTCTGGTCTGGACGAAATCAGACAGTATCAGAAAGAAAAAGACAATACACCTAGTTCAAACTCAACGCCATCAACAGGTGGCGGAGGTGGTGGCGGATACACGGGACCATCCATTGGAGATATGTTTGAGAAAGTTCCTATTGAATCTTCTATTGCGGACATTGCTAAGAAGATTAAGAACCTCATAAAAAAAGAGGACTGGGAGGGACTTGGGACTTACATTGCATCTGGTATCAATAAAGGATTGCAAAAAATCTATGATGCCATCAATTGGGATAATGTAGGTCCGAAGATTACATATTTTGTGAACGCATTTACACGGACATTCAATAGTCTTGTTGATCACATAGACTGGGATTTAATGGGACGTACTGTGGGTGCAGGTATTAATACAATTGTCAACACACTGAATCTGTTGATAGAGGGAATCAATTGGAAAAATCTTGGTTCAAAAATTGCAACAGGTATCAACGGCTTATTCAATGAAGTGAATTGGAATAATGTAGGGCGGTTGTTTACGAATAAAATAAATGTTCCGTTTCAAATGTTAGAGGGAGCTGTAAATACTCTTAACTGGGCAAAAATAGGAACGTCAATAGGTGGATTTTTGAATGGTGCGATCAACCAGATAGATGTTAAGTCTATTGGTACAAGCTTATCTGGATTAGCATTAGGAATATTAACAACATTAGATAATGCACTCACTACAACAAACTGGTCACAGCTTGGCACAAAATTAGCAACATTATTAACATCTATTGATTGGGTTGGAATATTTGTTAGTGCAATATCTGTTGCAGGAAAAGCAATCACGGCATTAACACAGCTTGGTGTGTCTTTTATGGATAACTTGGCAAAAGGTATTACAAATGGGACACAGCAGTTTATTAGTAAGGGATTATCAGCATTGACGAGTTTTACTGCAAACTTAAGAAGCAATGCAGGAAAATTAGTAGATTCTGGTTTAAAGCTTATGTTAAATCTTGCAAAAGGTATAGCAAAAGCAATGCCAGACATCATCAAAAATGTACCACAGATTGTGATTAATATTGCAGGCGTTATTAACGATAATGCCCCTAAGATATTACTTGCAGGAGTACAGCTTATCGCAATCTTGCTCAAAGGTCTCATCCAGTCAATACCGACATTGATCGCAAACGTGCCAAAGATTGTGCAGGCAATCGTCAGTGTATTTACAGCTTATAATTGGCTATCACTTGGAAAAAGCCTCATCACAGGTATTAAAAACGGAATTATGAATGCAAAAAATACTGCGGTTGATGCTATGAAGAATACATACAATGGCTTGATTGATGCGATAAAGAATTTACCGTCTAAACTCAAAGGACTTGGAGAAAACGGAATTAAAGGGATAGGCAATGGAATTACTGGGAAATTGTCTGGACTTAAAACAACGGCAGGGAAAATATTGACCAACATCATAGAAGCGGTTAAAAATCTTCCTAAAGAATTATCAAAAAAAGCTACATCTGCGATAAGAGATATGAAAACTACATTTAAAAATGTCGATTGGGGCAGCGTTGGAATGAATGTAGTAAAAGGTATTGCAAAAGGTGTTGGAGATTTTGCATGGATTTTGGTTGATAAAATGACAGGTCTTGCACAAAAGGCGTGGGAGGGTGTGAAAGATTTCTTTGGAATCCATTCTCCATCAAGACTTATGAGAGATACGGTAGGTAAGATGATTCCTGCCGGTATTACAGTAGGTTTGGAAAAAGCTTTTCCAGATACACTCAAAACCCTTATGAATCAGTCTGAACAGTTGGCAAATGTACCGTTCAGAACACCAGAGATTGCTACAGGTAAGATAATACCTGCGAAAGCATCCGCAGTGATCGCACAAAAGCAGAACAGCACAAACAGTAACAATAATGACGTACTTAATTTACTTGAACAGCTATTATCTGTTACGAAGTCCTTAGAATCAGACAACAGCGGTAACAATGGTGGGGATTATCATTTCACAGCACAGATTAACCGCAGGACGTTGTTTGATGAATTTATCGAAGAAGCAAAACTAAGACAAATGAGTAATGGTAGAAATCCATTCAGCCTTGCGTAGAAAGGAGTAAAAAATGGCACAGGATTATATAAAAATCAATAATAAAAAAGTCTGGCAACCAGATTCAGACACAGCCGTAGCTTTTGAAACTACCTATACGCAAGGTAGCACGAGGGCACAGTCTGGTAAAGGAAAGTTTACCCCGATGTTCACAGTAGAGCAATTTACATACAGTGCATCGGATGTGCCAATGTCTAAGGTTACGGAAATATTAGAAATGGTGGCACGTGGTAAATCTTTTGATTTACATTATTTTTCTGTATTTTACGGAGAGTGGAGAACAGCAAAGTTTTATGTCGGACAGGTATCGGACATTAAGATAAAAACACTTAAAAATAACCACGAAAAAGTATCAAGTATATCTTTCAATATGCAGGGGGTTAACCCGATATGATAAATGTAAGTGATGAATTTAAACAGCTAATGGCAGAACGACAAGATTTTAAATGTAATGCGGAAGTAACGCTTGCGAATGGTACTGTACTGCCATTGGGAGAAGATGATTTTTCAATTGACAATAACAGTTTAGTCGATGCGGCAGGAGCTAACACCATTCCTTTAGGTGTTGCACTCAGCCGTAATGTACAGTTAGAAATCATGAATGACGATGATCACTTATCCAATTATGACTTCTTCGGAGCAAAAATCAGACTGTATCTAACATTTGAATTATCAGAGACAACAGAAAAAATTGAATACGGTACATTTACTGTCACACAGCCAGAAACATATGGAAATGTAGTTACGATTGTCGGACATGATGATATGTATAAGGCTGATAAGTCATATAGCACATCATTGACATTCCCTGCGACAGCAAAAAATGTATTAATAGATAGTTGTGATACATGCGGTATTTTAATAGGAGATAGTAACTTTTTACATAATGATTTTCAGATACAGACTATGCCCTCAAGCGATTACACACACCGACAGGTTATAGGATTTATCGCTATGATTGCTTGCGGAAACGCAAGAATTGACCGTACAGGACGTTTGCAGATAATGACCTATGATTTTGACTACGAAAACGGTAGTATCCATGATATTGAAGCTTATGATTCTTTGACAAGTGATACAAATGATGTGCAGGTAACAGGTGTACAAATGACAAAGACTGTTACTAAGACAACAACCGATGAAGATGGTAACGAAAATGAAGAAGATGTAGAAGAAATTGTAAAAGTCGGTGGAGATAGCTATGTATTATCTATTGAAAACCCATTAGTAAAAGGGCATGAAGAAACACTTATTTCATGGATCTATGAAAAATTTGAAAATGTGACTTTCAGAGGATTTTCGATGGATTATATATCTTATCCAATAGCAGAGTTTATGGATAAGATTAAAGTTACGGACTGGCGAGAAAATAGTTTTTATTCTGTATTAACAGATGTAAACTTTGTATTCTTTGGGTATACAACATTAAAGAATAGTGCAGAATCTCCATTGCGTAATCAGAGCAACTACACATCAAGTAATCAGAAAGCAATTATACAAGGAAAACAGTTAATTGAACAGGAAAGAAACAACCGTCAAAATGCTTTAGATAAGATGCAAGAAGCATTAAAAAACAGTAATGGAATGTATGCAACGCAGGAAATACTGTTAGATGGTTCGACTATATATTACTTGCATGACAAACCAACATTAGTAGAATCAAAGAATGTTATTAAATTGACATCGGAAGTTATCGGATTCTCTATTGATGGTGGTAAGACATATCCTTACGGATTTACGATCACTGGGGAAATGGTAGCAAGATTGCTTTATACAGAGGGTATTAATGCAGATTATATCAACACTGGTGCATTAACTGTCAAAGATAAATCTGGAAATATCATCTTCTATGCAGACATGGAGACTGGTACTGTAAAGATTTCTGGGGATAACGTCACAATCGGTGGTAAATCAGCACCCGATGCGATCAGTGATGCAGTGAAAGAATCTAAGAACTATGCAGACGGTAAAGTATCAGACTTTGCAGAAACAGTTACAAAAAGTGTAGCTGATCTACAGAACCAGATTGACGGACAGATCGAGACGTTCTACTACGACTATGAGCCAACTCTAAAAAACATCCCTGCTTCTGACTGGACAACAGAAGATGATAAAAAGAAGCATGAGGGAGACTTGTTTTATTGGAAATCTAAAGGTTATGCCTACAGATTTTTCAAGGACGGAGATACATGGAAGTGGCAGTTAGTACAAGATACAGACGTTACAAAAGCATTGCAGACAGCATCTTTTGCACAGTCTACAGCAAACAGCAAATGCCGTGTATTTCTGACACAACCTACACCACCTTATGACACAGGGGATATGTGGAATCAAGGACAGAACGGAGACATCCTTACTTGCGTGGTAGCAAGGGGAGAGGGTGCAAGCTATGTGGAAACCGACTGGCAGAAGCTTAACAAGTACACGGACGATGAGACAGCCAATAAGGCACTGGAAGAAGCCAGAAAATCTCGTGCAATGATTATCAATCTGGACAACGATTATCAAGCAATCACGACAGATTATAAGGGAGAGTACACAACGTTTCCAGAGTGCCGCACGACAGCACAGGTTTTGTACGGTCATACCGACATATCTAACGACTGTACTTATAATGTGCAGAAGTCAAGCGGTGTCGTAGGTTCTTGGAACAATTCAACTCACACATACACTGTGACAGCATTAACAACAGACGTGGGATGGGTGGATATTACAGCAAATTACCTAAATACATATTCTGTTACGAAAAGATTTGACATTGCTAAATTAAAAGGCGGTATCCCTGGAGAGACAGGTGCAAAAGGAGATAAGGGAGAAACTGGAGCAAGCGGTAGAAGTATCACAAGTTCTGAAACGACTTATCAAGCATCCAACAGCGGAACGGTAGCACCAACAGGAACATGGAGCAAAACACCGCCAAACGTTGCAGAAAATCAATATCTGTGGACGAGGACCATATATACTTACTCTGATAAAACCACAAGCACAACATATTCCATCGGTAAGATGGGAGCTAAAGGAGAACAGGGTGCAAAGGGAGAAACTGGTGCTACTGGACCGCAAGGGGAAAAGGGTGCCACTGGACCTCAAGGGCCACAGGGCGAACAGGGAATCCAAGGTCCGCAAGGAGAAAAGGGCGAAAAAGGCGACCAAGGACCACAGGGTCTACAAGGTATTCAAGGCCCAAAAGGAGAACAAGGAATCCAAGGACCTAAGGGTGCTAGTGGAGATACAACATATTTTCACATTAAGTATAGTTCTGTGGCAAAACCCACAACAGCTTCTCAAATGACTGAAACCCCATCTGCCTATATTGGAACATACGTGGACTTCACAGAAGCAGACTCAAACGACCCATCTAAATATACATGGGCGAGATTCCAAGGATTGCAGGGAGAAAAAGGTACACAGGGAATCCCTGGTACTAACGGTACTAACGGAAAAACCACTTATCTTCACATCAAATACTCAAATGACGGTGGAAAAACCTTTACTTCCAATTCTGGCGAAACGGTAGGAGATTACATTGGTACTTGCACAGATTACAACCTAAACGATCCAACGACAGTAGCTTCTTATACTTGGGCGAAGATTAAAGGCGAACAGGGTATTCAAGGAGCTAAAGGGGATAAAGGAGAACAGGGTGTTGCAGGTAAAGACGGAACTGACGGTAAAAATGCAACGTATATTACTGTATCTGGTACTAATTATGATACGGTTCAAGGAATTAGTAAAAATGCATCATATGTTCTTATAAATGGAATTAAATATGATTTTATGCCAACTAGAGGACATACATTAGTAGTTATCAATCCATCCAGTGGTGCTATAGAAAGTATAAAAAGTTATGATACATATACGACAGCAAGTGCATTAGACAGCCCATTGAGTGCAGTAGCATCTGGAAAAATAATATGTTTGTTTACTGCGGATGCAAGCGGATTAACCCGAACCGCCAGAAACACATTAATAGAATGTGGTTCTGCAATGACCGACACTTGGGGAAGTTCTCGTGTTACTCATCTTTTTATCGGTATGAAAGGATTAGAAAAGGGCAATGCATATGAAATTATTGCAAAAGGAAGTGATGCTACAAAAAGTATTACCGCATATTATACTGCATCTGGAATAGTTCTTAATGGACAAGTTGGAGCGACTGGACCGCAGGGAGCTAAAGGAAATGACGGTGTATCTCCGACAGTATCAATTTCAAAAAGCGGTACAGTAACAACCATCACAATTACAGATAAAAATGGAACACATACACAGACTGTCAATGACGGAACGAATGGAACGGCAGGTAAGGCAGGTGCGGACGGTAAAACACCATATTTCCATGTTAAGTATAGTAACGATGGCGGTAAGACGTTCACTTCTAATTCAGGAGAGGACGTTGGAACATATATCGGAACTTGCACCGACTATAACCAAGCAGACCCTACAACGGTTGGTTCTTACACTTGGGCAAGAATCAAGGGAGAGACAGGGGCAACAGGACCACAGGGAGAAAAAGGGAATACGGGAGCAACTGGTCCGCAAGGAAGTGCAGGAAGAACGTACTTCATGGAAACATCGTCAAGTATCGTGAAAATGTCTGCGGACAACACGATTGTGCCGAACTACATTACATTATCTGGTTACTACCGTGACGGTACAGCAACAGCACGTACAGCTTATAAGTGTCGATTCAAGATTGAGGAAACAACGGACGGAGATACATACACGACCGTTTATACTTCATCCTCAGATGAAACTGACATTACCCATGCACTGTACTCTGTGCTAGCAAGTGGTTCAAGCGGTGTTACTGCAAGCGGTTCAAGTGGTATCGGTATCTCAAGAAATCTTACAGCGTTAAGGTGTACGATGTATGCCGCAGGTGGATTTTCACAGGTGTTGGATATTGAGACAATTCCAGTAGCCATTGACGTAGATGCACTGACTCACGAAGATATATTCAATCTGCTGACCAACGACGGAGCATGGCAAGGTATTTATCGTGGGTCTGACGGTAAGTTGTATATCAACTTTACTTATGCTAGAGGTGGAACATTAAATCTTGGTGGAAAAGCAAACACGTACGGTAATGGACAAATGCACGTTTATGATGCAAATGACAATGAAATTGTTGACATAAACACGAAAGGGATAGTCGTAACGCATTATATATCAGGCATGGGAGAAAAGCCAATATCATATGTGTGTATAACACCAGACGTGTTCGGTGGTATATATTTATCTGAAAACAAGGATGGAACTGGTGCATGTGCGATTTTGTCCCCAGATGAGATTGTATTAAAAAATAACAGCAGTGGACCAATTACAGTACAAACAGACATAACAATGCATATGACGGATGAATCACTTTATCTTGGGTCGGTAAGTAATTATAAATTTCATTTTGGAAAAGAAAAATCAAGTTTTTATCAGCCAGTTACTATTGGCGGAAGTTTGTCTGTTGCAGGAACAAAAAACAGAATCATAGATACAGAAAATTACGATACAAGAAAGCAGTATTGTTATGAAACAGCAACCCCATATTTTGGGGATATAGGTTCTGGATGTACTGATAATACAGGAAAATGTTACATAGACATTAACGATATATTTTCAGAGACAGTAAACACAGGTGTTGAGTACCAAGTATTCTTGCAGAAAGAGGGGCAAGGCGATATATGGGTAGAAGAAAAGACCGATAGTTACTTTGTCGTTCGAGGCACTGAAAACCTTAAATTTTCGTGGGAAATCAAAGCAATTCAGAAAGATTACGAATTTGAACGACTTGAAAAATTCGATAACTCAGAAAAAGAAGAAGTGATTGACTATGAGAAAGAATATATGGAAGAAATCAACGATTTGATTAAAGAACAGGAGGAAATGTTAAATGAAACAGTTGAGTAGCTTTATGGTATTAAATATTGACGGTGGAGACAGAGTATCATACACATACAATGAGATTGACGATAACACAGGAGAACCATTGTCACAGAATAAAAAAGAAAATTTCTGGGTAGTAGATAAAGAACTTAAAAAGCACATTGATGCTATCAGAAGCTACGTCAGAGAAAACAAGTTGAATTAAGGAGTGATGTTATGGCAATCAATATACCTTTAGTACATATATCGAATTTAACAGAGAAAAAGACAATATCAGATGATGATTACATGCTTACTGGTGGGAGTACCGCCAGTAAGGTTAAGTGGTCAACGATCGTGTCTCTGATAAAAACTAAATTAGGGATTGGAAATATAGAAGATAGTATAAGTAAAATACAATCAGATATTTCTACGTTAAATAGTGATTTAACAAATAGATCAAGGAACATTGTGCTAAAAACAAGTGGTTCTGGTAATGATTTCTATATATCAATAGAAAACTATACTACAGTTCAAAAAACATGTGATAAGTTTGCTT